ATGAACAAGGACCAGCTAACCGCGCTTCATCGCAAATGGTTGCAGAACGATCAGGGAATGAGCTTCTTAGCATTCCGGCGCACCGTATCCAGCTTGCCCCTTGAACAATGCGCCATCGTTTACTGGTGTGGTATGTACTTGGGAATTGAGGCTGACGGGTACACTCACAGTTAACAGCGATTAATATTTAGCAGGAATTAGGGGGGCTTTATGCTCCCCTTTTTTATGCCCGGTGAATATCCCCTATCCTGCAGATATTCCACGCACTTATTGCACTGGGGCTTTCCTGCGAGGGTTTGTATTGCACGCCCTTGCCCCATCAAAACAGTTCAAAAAGTAGGATGCATAAACTTGTCGGTAGTATTGAAACAGCGCGGGTGCGAGCCTAAGCCTATTAGCCGCCCTTTTTGTGGAGTGCGGACATAAAAAAACCCCGGAGGCCGGGGAGTGTGAATGTATATTATGGATATTGATTAACATCAATAAAAACAAATACTTAGCTTAAAGGGGGCGCGCATGGGCCACTGGGGGTGGGTATATATCTGTATGCAATCCCCATGTATTTTTTGTATTTTTTACCCTTTTTATAATTTTTTTATTATTTATCAATGCCTTATGGTATATATAGTAATTATATTACGCTTATGGGGGTTATTTGAGTAATTATATTACAATATGGGCTAATATTAATAGGGTATATATATTAAACCCCCCGGAGTAATGTAATTACTATTATACACCTCATTTCAGATTTGTCAAGTATAAAATGAACTAACTTTAACTTTTATCTTGACAACTTCCTCACACGCACTATAATAGTTAATTAGCAGCTACTAGCCTGTCTACACTCTATCAACAATATAAAATATATTCCTCCTAGAGAGTGTTGAGACACGACTGTACTAGCTGCATTTTTCATAAAATTAAAAAGAAATTTAACATGCCTTATACTCAAGGGCCTTACGCGGCGTTTACCATGCTTAATCATACCACTGATAACTTCTGTGCCTCTTGCAACTGTGATTCCAAAGGATGTCACTGTGCAGAAGCTACATCTACTTCTGAGCATGAGTCAGCCCCTTGTCCCCAATGTGACTGTGGAGACTGCTGCTGTAAGAAACAGTATAAAAGAACCACTGGTTTTGCAACGAGTGGCTGGGCGGAACCAACGGTGGAGATGGAATAGTGCCAGCCAAAGAACAACTCCAGCAAATCTCCAAGGAGCTAAACAAAGCTTCCCAGATGCACAAGCGGCAATCTGAAAAGGTAGCCGCGATTAGCCGCAAGGAGTATGCAAAGGGCGGTGGAGTTCGTAAACCGGATGTAATGCCCAAAGGCAAAGGAATGAAGCGACCTACTAAACAGGGCGCTGGAATGACTGAGAAGGGCATTAAGGCCTATCGTGCGGCTAACCCCGGCTCTAAGCTAAAGGGTGCGGTTACTGGCGATGTTAAAAAGGGAAGTAAAGCAGCGAAGAGGCGTAAGTCTTATTGTGCGCGTTCTGCGGGACAAATGAAGAAGTTTCCAGAAGCGGCTAAAGACCCTAACTCCCGGCTGCGTCAGGCTAGAAAAAGATGGAAGTGCTAGCCTAACCCCCCCCTTAGTAGAGTAGTAGAGTTGATAATTTATACGCAAAGGATTAGAACCAATGGCTGTTAAGAAAAAAACTAAATACATGGCTAAAGGTGGTAAAACCACTAAGGGCATGGCCCGTGGCGGAATGAGCGGAATGAGTGGCATGAATGCCCGTGATACGGACATGATGGCGCGGGGCATGAGGATGATGGCAAAGGGCGGTCCTGTGACTGCAGCGCAGAGGAAAAGTCTGCCTCCCAAGCTTGTAAAGATTCTTGAAGAGAAAAGCGGCAAAAAGAAGGCCTGACGCAATGGCAGCAAAAAAAGCAAAGGCAAAGAAGAAGAGTAGCAAGTCTCCTACTCCCTCTAACCCTGCCCTGTACTCAAGAGTAAAGTCTGCAGCTAAGAAGAAGTTTGACGTTTACCCTTCTGCATATGCTAACGCTTGGTTAGTCCGCGAATACAAGAAGCGTGGTGGCGGTTACAAATGAGCCTCAAGGAATGGTTTGGCAAAGGCCCTAAAGGAGATTGGGTAGACATTGGAGCGCCGAAGAAGGATGGAAAACTCCAAGCCTGTGGCCGCTCTTCTACTTCAGACTCCAAGAGGGGCTACCCTAAGTGTGTGCCAAGGGCTAAAGCTAAATCCATGACCTCGGAACAGAAGAAGAGTGCAGTCTCCCGTAAGAGAGCAAAGCCTCAAGGAGTAGGCGGCAAGCCCACAAATGTTGCAACGATAGCAAAAGGAAAAAAGATGTACGGTAAAGACAAGAAAAAGATGGCCTATGGGGGCATGACATCCCAGAACTCCATGCAGCAAAATCCTCAGAAAAGTCTCATGGACATGAACAGGTCTGATAACATGGTAGCTCCCTCTATGGCTACAGGTAGCAAAGTGGCAAAGATGTATTCTCGCGGTGGTGGAGTTCGTAAAGTTAACTACTAATGGTAAATAATTTACTAGCCCAGCCTAAGAAGAAGAAACGAGAGCTAACCGAGATGCAGTCTGCATACTTGGATGCTCTTATGGACAACGGTGGCAATAATGCTGCTGCTTTGCGTGTGGCTGGTTACTGTGAGACTACTGGCAAGGCAGTTATGAACTCTCTTGCAGATGAGATTATTGAACGGGCTAAGAACATGCTAGCCGCTAACTCTGTAAAAGCAGCGGCAGGTCTTGTAAATGCTCTGGATGATGACGGGACTACTCCTCGCGCTGAACTTAAGATAAAGGCTGCGGAGTCCATTCTAAACAGAGTAGGCGTAGGTAAACATGATGTTGTTGAGCATAATGTAACTGCGATTCATGGTGTAGTCCTTCTTCCTTCCAAAGCGGGTCAGGAAGAGCCTATCATCATCAACAATGATTAAGATACGTGTAGGGGTCTATCTTTCTAGAATTAAAATGCCGGGTAGTGTCCTCTGCTACAGACGCGGTATAGGCACTTATTACAAACGGATTGAAATTTATGGCGGATAATAGACTTACAAAAAAAGAATTAGCCGAGTTCGCCCTGCAGTCAGCAGCGGCCATTGCTAAATCTCCTCAAGGTAAGCAGCTTTTAGATGAGACTTTGTTTAGTCTTCGTCCTGAAGACTTTGCTATGTCTTCAAGCCGGGGCCGTAAAGAAATTAAGGTTAAGGATGCTGCAGCTACTGCAGCAGTAGCAGCTAAAGCCTACGACCTATATGCTAATGGTAAGGATAGTGAAGTTACTTCCGAGATGGCTAATGCTCTTGTAAAGTATGTTGACCTTCTTCCTTCAGGAGTAAAGGCTAGGGCTATGGGTAGCTTTAGCACCCCCGGAGGAAGTGTATCAGCCCCTGTTGGACGAGGTAGGGCAGGTTTTAAAATGCCTAACTTTAAAAATCCAGAAACTGCCAGTGCTTTTTATGAAGACCCTGATACGAGAGTTGATGTGGATTCTAGAAGTATCTCAGCCCAGCGCAACTTGGGTAAGGCAGGGCCTTTTGATATGTCCGCTTCAGGTAGAGTTGACAGGTCAGGTAATGCCTACGCAGGAGTACGGGGTAGTGCAAAGTTTGCAAAGGGTGGTCACGTTAAAAAATACACCAATGCTTCAAGGAAACCTCGACTAAAATAATGACAGATAAGGCCAATGTCAAAGAAGAGCCTGTAAAACGCTCTAGAGGCCGTCCAAGGCTAGCAGAGGGTGAGAAGGGTAGCTACAACCTATCCGCCCGTGAGAAGGCTAGGAGAGCCTCTCAGGCTGCTATACGCAAGGCTGAGAAGGCAAAGAAGAACGCCCAGAGGAAAGCGGTAAACGCTAAGAATAAAAAGAATAATATAAAGAAGGTAGAAAAGGCCCTGTTTAGTGATAAAGGGTCTAAAGTAATTGAAGATAACGTACTTAATAGCGTACCAAAAAAAGTAAGGGAGCTAGTTGAGGATGAAGCGGACATTATCTTCAAGCCCAATTCAGGGCCACAAACTGACTTTTTGGCAAGCCCTGAAAGGGATGTCTTTTATGGCGGTGCTGCTGGCGGGGGCAAGTCTTATGCTCTTCTTGCTGATTTGCTCCGTTACTGTGATAGGCCCAATCATCGCGCTCTTATTATTAGGCGCACACTTGACGAGCTTACCGAGCTTGTTGACAAGAGTAAGCAGCTATATCCAAAGGCCTTTCCGGGCGCGACTTTTAGAGAATCCAAAGCTATGTGGCAGTTCCCTTCTGGAGCTACGGCATGGTTCTCCTACCTCGACAAGGACAAAGACGTAACGCGCTACCAAGGACAGGCTTTTACTTGGATTGGCATTGATGAGATCACGCACTACCCAACACCTTACGTGTGGGAGTACTTGCGTTCCAGACTTCGTACAACTGACCCTGAGATCAATGCGTATATGCGCTGCACAGGAAACCCCGGAGGGGTAGGTGGTTGGTGGGTCAAGAAGATGTATATCGACCCCGCACCGGCTAATGCACCCTTTGCAGCAACTGATGTGGATACAGGCAACGCTCTTTTGTGGCCTGATACAGCAACGAATGGCAAGGCAGGTCAACCGCTCTTTCTTCGCAAGTTTATTCCAGCGCGGCTGACTGATAACCCCTACCTCGCAGAAACTGGTGAATATGAAGCCATGTTGAGGTCGCTCCCAGAAGTTGAAAGAAGACGGCTTTTAGAAGGGGATTGGGATGTCGCAGAGGGAGCGGCGTTCCCAGAGTTTTCACGTAATGTCCATGTTGTAGATGCATCTCAGGTGCAGATACCTACTAATTGGCTACGTGTTAGGGCAGCAGACTACGGCTATGCAGCCCCCTCTTGTGTATTGTGGGGTGCTGTTGATTGGGATGATACCCTTTGGATATACCGTGAATTTTATGGCAGTGGTCAAACTGCTGAGACGCTAGCCCATACTATTACCTCGTTAGAGGGAAACGATCCCGGCATGTACTACTCAGTGCTGGATGCTTCCTGTTGGAATAGGACAGGAACCGGCCCATCAATTGCAGAAACTCTTATACGATGTGGGGCAAGGTTCACACCTTCTGACAGGAACAGATTAGCTGGTAAGATGGAAATGCACCGCAGGTTACAGATAGACCCTGTTTCAAACCAGCCTAGAATAAAAATACTATCTACCTGTACGCATCTTATCAGGACTCTATCAGGTCTTCCTCTATCTAAGACTAATCCTGAAGATGTAGATACAAAAGCGGATGATCATGCCTATGATGCTCTGCGGTACATGTGCATGACTCGCGCACGGGGTCATCTAACAATTAACAGTATGATGAACAAGATGAAAACTGCAAAGCCTAAGCCTTTTGATTCTACCTTTGGTTATTAATTATGGTTGATAGTGCAGGAAGAAACACTTTTGGTGAGGCTAAAGCGGGTGTAGAGCCGGGTACTCAGCTTCGTAGTAATACTACAGGCTTACCAGAAGCAAGGTTAAAGCAGTTAGGCGTAACAAAGCCAGTAACAATTACATCAGAAGGTGCCGGTCTTATAATGCGCCTGATGAAGGATACGGGTAAGACCGCCCAAGGTGCTTTTGTTGAGCTTCAACAGCGTATTAAAGCCTCTCAAATTAGTGCTACTGATGATGTTGCTAGGAGAGATGTAGACTCGTTAGTTCGTAGATATTTTCCTGACGGGATAGAGGGCATAGAAAAGGGTTTAAACGAAGCAAAGGTTTATGAACAGGCTCTGTACGATGCAGGTTTCCTAGAAGATGCTGATCCCGGTTTTAAAGCTTTGGACGTTGAATTTGAAAAGCTTCCTAAGTCTGCAAGAAATAAAAGGTCTAGACAAGGAAAAAAGATACTTGGCATAAAAGAGAGTGGTGGTTTACCAACAGTCGTAGGTAGAGACAGAGATGGTAATTTAGTACTTGACAAAGAGCGGGTTAGGCCGTATACTTATAGACTAAGCCCTACAGCATTAGACACATTAGAAACTGTTAAACTTCCTTCCTTTGTTTCTCAGCCTCTAACAAAAGAGTTAGAAGTTCAAGAAAGAAGGCAAAAAGCTCCTCAAAGGATAGAACAGAGACGAGCCAATCTACCTGCAACCATGCAGGAAACTTTATCCGGTGGAGAGACTGTAGAGCCTAACAGACAAGGAGCTTCCAGCAGAGCATCCGGCGCTGTAATTAGCCGACGAGATGTAAACACTTTTAAACAGGCTATGAGTGCCTATATCACTAAGCCTAGAGAAGAAAAGACCAACCTGTTTAAAGGCGTTATGGAAGAGGCTAGAAAAATAGACCCTAAAGTCTCTATGGACTCTATGCAGAACGTTAAAGACTATCTTTACTTTAATGGCGTTCTAGAGGCAGACACTAGCATATCAGAAAAACTTGGACCGTCTAGACTATCAGATACAGATGTTCCTGAGTATGTAAAGCCAAGCGATAAATTTTATAAAGAGGGTCTTAAGTCTTTAGATGTAGGCGGTGCTAACGAACCTTTAGTAGTAGGAAAGTTAAGCGCAGAGCCTAGCCCTTTTGTAGATGTACAAAAGCCTAAGACTATAGAAGAGCAGATAAGCTCTGGAGAGTTTTCAAAAGAAGCAAAGCAAGAGGAAGCCCCTAAAAGGCGATTTGCAGACTTGCTTAAAAGAGGCGGTAAAAAAGCATTAAAAGCTATGCCCCTTGTTGCAGCAGCAGATATCCTTAGTAGCCCTGACCCAGTAGCCGCAGCAACAGGCTCTACTCCTACGGCTAGATCAGCTTTCTCTGAGATAGAAGAAGATAGAAAAAAAGCAGAATTACAGAATTTTTATAGCGCGGATGAAGAAACTTTTAGTGCTATGGAAAAGGAAGAAGCGACCAAATTCTTAAAAGGCTCACGCGGCTTTTTAAGCATGGATTAACAAAAAAAAA